AGTCAGAAGGGCAGCTTTGAAGTACCGTGTTAGCGACCGTGGGGATATCACCAATGAAGGAGAACAGGTCAGGGCGCAGCACCGACATCCGCTTCAGCGTCTGATTTACCCACCCGAGCATGAGTGTATCGCTGTAGCGGTACGGTGCGCGCGTATCCTGAACCAGAACCCGAGCTTCAGTGATGATATCCGCAGGGGTCATTGAGGCCAACCTTGTGCAGCTTCCGCAGCCAATTCAGGGTCAGTATACACTGGTTCATCAGGGATGTCAGTAGTTAGATCAAGACCCTTGGACGGCTTCCGACCCCGCCGAGGCTTAGTGATCTCCTCGATCTTTTCGCTGACGGTAGGAGTGATAAAGCGCTCAGGGTATACCTCCTGCTCCGAGACGACTTCGCATTCCGGATGTGCAGCGAGTCGTTCGCTATATTCGTAGATAAACCCATCCTTCCGGACGCGAATGTACTGCTTACTCATTTCATCTTCCTCGATTTGCCAGCCTCGCTGAGTGCAATGGCGATGGCCTGTTTACGTGATTTCACGACGGGAGCCTTCTTAGGCCCCTTCGGATCGATGCCCCCGTGGAGGGTGCCGCGCTTGAACTCACCCATGACCTTAGCAACTTTGTCGGGTTTCTTCGCCATATTACTTACCTTTCCGTTTACCGGACGGGGACACGGGCCACGACTGCCGCTCCGGTCCGGACTTCTTTGCGGCCATGGTCTTGCGCTCTGAAGGGGTGAGCTTCTTGGCCGCAGCCTCTGGGCGACACGCCGGGTACTTGCGGGTGGACTTCTCAGAACCGGATCGCCCACAGGCTTTACCGGTCTTCACATCGACCCACTTCTCACCGAACCATTTGCCGAGGCCACCCTTGCTCATTTCTTCACCCGGTTGTCCGGACCCTTCCACCCGCCACCGCGCTTCTTGTACTCCTTGGCAGCCCACGCATTTGCATAGGCGCTGGGGTATACATCGAACTTGGCCTTAGCCTGCGCCTTGACGCTGGACCAGAGCGACGGATTGGTGGGTTTAGGACTAGCCATATTACTTCTTCCCGAGCAAGCGCTGGATGGTCTCCGTCTCGTAGATACGGATGGCTGTCCAGATGATCGTGAAGATCGCTGCTACTGCTGGGAGCATATCAATTATAGTCCCGAACACCGTCAGAATGGACAGTGCATCTATAACGTGTTTGGTGGCCTCATCGTGGTCTGTCATTTTAGCAGTTCCATGCCCGAAGAGATTTGTTGATTCGGCTGTTAGGGTCCCGCGCCGTCTTTTCGGACGTAAGCTTCTTCTTCATGCCCTCCATCCGGGCACAGAATGATTTCTTGCGCGGGCCACCTTCAGGCTGTGGGGGCTTCAGTCCGGGCTTACCGGGGTTGGCCTTGTTGTAGGAGGCACGCCCCTTGGCGTTCAGACCACCCTTGGGGTCCTTACCTTCCTTGCGGGTCCATGCGGGGGTCTTGGCCATTACGGCACCCGATAGCCGCCGTAGCCAGTGCCGCTACGGTTGATGAGCTTCGACTCCTTGGCCTCCATGCCCTGCGTACGGTTGCCTCGGGCAACAGCCTGACCGGGATTGAGCGTTGCCTTGGCAGCCTTCGTGGTCTGCGCCTTGGCCATATCACGAGCCTCAGTCGCCTTACGCGCGGCTTCGAGATCGATGCGAATGGGATAAGTCTGCTTCGGCACAGTTCACTCCTTAGGCGTTAACGGCTTTGATGACGGCAAAGTTCAAAACTACAGCTTCGGAGTAGTCGACTCCCGATGCATTATTATGTAGTGAGATATTGCATGAGCCAGAGGCGATGACCTCGACGGTAACGACATATGCCCCCGCAGTCGCACCGGATGCAATGTTCACTACGACGACATCGGTCGTGTCGATAAAGCTATTGGTCAGCGTAAAGCTAACTGAGGTGCCGCGATTTAGGGTTGCGTTGCTCATTGTGATCTGACCACAGAGCTTGTTCAGCGTAACACCTGTAGACTTATTAGTGGCCTGCGTGACCGCGCCGCCGGTGCCAGTACCACCATACCCAAACGGTTTCGTCGCATAGACCTCACCCGTCCCATTAGGGGTCAGGATGATATTACCGTTGGTATTGGTGCTAGAGAGGGTGTTGCCACTGAGACTGAGGTTGCCTCCGATAATCGTATCGGATGCTACGAGCGCCAGTCCTGTGAAGCTACCGCTGAACGTGACCCCCGAGATCGCACCGCCTGTGATCGAAACATTGTTCGAGTCCTGCGTAGCCATAGTGCCGAGACCAAGATTGGTCCGCGCTGTGGAGGGGTCCGAAGCGCCTGTGCCGCCATCAGCAACAGCGAGGTCTGTGATACCGGTGATTGTCCCGCTAGTGATGGTAGCCTTGGCGATGTTGACCGAGCCGCTACCGTTGGGCGAAAGAATCAGGTTACCGTTAGTGTTTAGTGTCGAGATCGTGTTTCCGGCAAACTGAATGTTGTCTACAGATGCGGATACAGTTCCGAGCTTCACGACTGTAGCCACGCCTGTGCCGCTGTAGACAGTCTTCTCTGTCGCAACCGGACCGCCGTCAATATGCAGCAACTGACTGTAGGTGGCGTTGATCGCTGATTCGGTCAGGTTGGTAGGCATGGAAACTTCCTATGTTGGCTATGTGGTGGGGGTCGTAACCCCCACCTATTATGCCGGAGTTACCGCATTAGTACCATTTGCATCGACCCAAGTCGAGTTGGCGTTGGCACCCGTAGCAACCTTGATCTTGCTGTTGGTCGTATCAAACACGATAGTCCCAGCAGCCTTACCCGTCGTGTTGACCGCATTACCAATTGCAGCGATCTCGGCAGCCGTATTAGTACGAATCTGGATATACCCAGTTGTAGCATCGACATTACCGGTAAGTGTGCTGCCGGTCATGTTGGAGTTAGACAACGTAACATTATAAAGCGTACCGCCCTGAATTGTCACATTGTCCTGCGTAACGCCGCGATAGACACCCATAATAACCTCCTATGAAGGAGGGGCTGCCTTCCGACCGGGAACCCCCAATCCTGCCAGCAGCCCCAAACCGATCAGTTGCAGTCTGCGACGATGGCCCACGCCTTCACAACAGCATTGGCCGGGACCGCAGTGTTGAGCAGGATGTCGATAGTGTCTGCCGTCTTGATGACAGTCGGATTTGCAAGGTTATCCGAATCCATCGCTACAGCATTCGACGCGAAGTCATCACAGTAGACGTTGGCTGCAGCAGGCGAACCACCGGTAAAGCCGAAGTCAAAAGTGGCCGTGGTGTTGGTCGTTTCCGCCGTGACGACATTCAGACCGGCAGCCAGAACCACAGAGTACGCAGGCAGGTTAATGACCTGAAGCGTGTCAGTAGCAACCAGTGCGGTAGCGCCAGCGGCGGCACGAGCAGCAGCGATAGCAGCAAAATCGAGTACGACCTCGATCTTGCAGACCGGCGGGTTGTTGGCCGGGTACGCAGCGGTACCCTTATTGAAGCCAAGCGAGTCAGTGTAGTTAGGCATGATAGTAACCTTTCAGGCTAGGTAGAGAGCCGAAGCTCCCCACCATCAGAACTGGATGACAGCAGTCGAGAGCGCTTCGGGCTTGATGACCTTATAGCCATAAACCTGAAGACCGCGAATGATGTTACCAAAGGTCGTTTCCGACCGGATGGTCTCCATGTTCGTCATCTGCGAAGCGAAGGTGAAGCCCATCTTGTGGCCGCTGATGATGTTGTACTTACCCGAAGTCACGTACAGGTTATGGCTCACGTAGATGGTGAAGCGATCCACCATACCGAGGCGACCGTTACGGACCACCGACATGCTGTCACCGGTCAGCGAGGCATCCTTCAGTTCCGACTTCTTGATCAGACCAGCCATCTTGGCGGGGATGACAAGGAAGCGGTCGGCTTCCGGGGCATTCGCTTCGTCAAGCACAGTGCCCATATCGACGATCAGGTCGATCACCGAAGTTGTACCGCCAGCGCCATCCTTGGTCACGGTGAGCGGCGAGCCGGTCGTGCCGAGGTTGAACGAAGCCGACTGCTCACCAGCAGTAGCGCCCTTGTTGGTTGCAGCGATACCGGGCAGAAGGTCGGTCAGCACGCGCTGGTCGATCTTGATCTTCATACGCTCAGAAGCGTCCTTCGACCAAGTATCCATCAGGTTGATGTCCGACTGAACCTTGTCCACATCGTCTTCGACGCAGGCGAAGTATTCGCCCTTGTCGATGACAAGCTGCAGCTTCGGCTTGTCCGGGTTCTCGACCGTCAGTGCCTGACCCTTGACGTAGTCACGGATCGTGATCTCAGGGGTGGTGCGGATGTTGACGGTATCACCGAACTGACGAATCTCACCCTCGTAGTCAGTGTTCGAGATCGCCGCAAGCACGGTGGCATCGTAGAAGTTCTCGATCAGCTTGCCCGACCAGATTTCGGGAATGAAGTTACCCGAGTAGTTCGGGCTACCGGGGGAAACAGGATACGACATGGTATGTTCCTTCTAATCAAGCATTTACGACAATACGGCCTTCTCGTTGCGCCGCAAAGATGTCGCGTTCGATACGATCCCGCTCCTGTTCACGACCCTTATACTTCCCCGACCGGACTTCATTGAAAAACTTCTTGATGTCATCCGGCGAGTAGGTTTTGGGTTGCTTGGCGGCAGACGACCCGGCACCGCGAGAGCGGCCCGGAGCTACCTGCTTTTCAAGTTCGTTAGAGATAACGGGGGCTGATTGAGCAACAAAGGCTTGTCCAGTAGACTCAAGCCAAGTGCGGAAGAATGCGCTAACCCGATAGGCATCAAGCGAGCGCTGGGCTTCTTCGAGGTACGTCTGACGGGCAACACCCGTCAGAGGGTCAATATCGAGCAGCCACGACTGGAAGCCGTCGTTGTCGTTGACCTCACGCCAGTTTGGAACATACGCTGTCAGATCAGACCAGAACTGCTGTTCTGCCGAAACCTGCTGGCGCTGCGCGACAGCCTGTACCTGCGGGACAACATTGGCCTGCATCTGCTGAAGTAGACCTTCGATCTGAGCAAGGCGTTGAGCAACGGGGATAAGTTCCTCGCGGCTGACCTTACGCATAACGTCAATCGACTCGCCGTACTCGTTGATCTCCTGATCAGACACAAGCCGCTCGGGCTGGGCCTGCTCAGTACGAGCCGGGGCCGCAGACTGCTGTGCTGACAAGGATGCCAGCAGTTGCTCCATCTGCGCTACACGTTGTTCCAGTTCG